AAGGCCTAAAAAAGGGAACTTTAACAAAAGAGCAAAAAGAAGTTGTTACAGAGCTTACAGCTCATCTTAAGAATGAACCTGATATTAGAGGTAGAGACTTACATGAAGTATTATCAGGAATATATAGTGAGATTGACCCTCAAGGACTTCCTAAAGCCTTGAATCAAATGACAGTTAATGATTTAAAACTTATTAATAATTGGTTTAAATTTATTAAGTCTGGAACTTTTAATCAAAAGTTGCAAAAAATGGACAATATATATCAGCAAGCTTCAGTTCAAAAAAGACATGCTATGCAATTCCCTAAAACTGTTAGTAGAGAACAGATGAAATTTCATATTAAGTTCTTACCTGCTGAAGGATATTTTGCTACTAAAGATGGAGCTCCTGGTGGAAAAATTATGAAACCTACATATTATGGTGAGGTTATGCAAAATTATATAGGAAGGATGCAAGATTTATCAGCTGGTATGACTTCTGCGTTACAGAAAGATTTTAGAGAAAGATTTCATTTCCTTAGTCAAGCTAAAAATGATGGTGGAAAGATTTGGAGAATAGCAGTTAGGCATCATGAAACAGCTCAAAGAAAATATAGTAAACTATATGATGCTTATTTTGTAGAATCTAAAAAAAATAATAAATGGGCTGAAATTAGAAATAAGAAATATACAGTTGAAATTGAAGGTAAAAGAAGAGAATATACTGGGTATGACTTAAAAAAAATGACTATGAAGAAATTAGATGGACTAATGCAAGAATATCATACTTTTATTATTGGTAAAGAAGGAGCTTTAAAGAAGTATATTACTGGATGGTATGACCCAGCCACTAAAAGTCAACCAATTTTAGATTATAAAACATTTATACAGGATATGGTTAAAGCTTATAATAAAAATGAAACTATAAATATGGATATAGGATTTGACGGATTAAGACATATGGCTCGTTCAATGACTATTGACTTACTTCCAATTGCTGAATATAAAGGTACAGGAAAATATAAAGGTAAAAAGGCAAGTCCTAAAGTTTATAAAAAGTTTTCTAAAGCAAAGCAAAAATTATTCATTCCAGATAGACAAGCTCAAGCTGAAAAATATCAGAATTTAAAAATTGAAAGTACTGGTTATAGAGAAGGGTATTTTCCACATTTATTAAATAGTAAAAAAGAATTAAATAAAGCTTTTAAATCTGAGATAAAAGAACTCGAAGAACAGGGTCTTTCTAGGGAAGAATATATTAATAAATATCAACAGATTATGATGAAATATAAATTCAGAAAAGGTGATTGGGATTTTGCTGATGCTGATTTCTGGACTCATATTGATGCAGATGTATTTGAAGGATTACAACAGAGACAATCTTCTTTAAAAAATAAAGCAGATTTAAAAACTGTTGAATCTAAAACTGGTAATATGTTTGGAAGAGACAAACATCATGGTGGATGGATAGTGGAGCCTGAAGCTGTTGATTTATATATAGGCAATGTTGTCAATGCTTATTATAGACAAATATCAAATATCATGTCAAGGCATACTTTAAATACTATGAAGAATCATTTGACTAAATCTTGGGTAGAAAAAGCTCCTCTTAAAGAAAAACAGGATGCTCAAAAGTTAGTTGATGGATGGGTTAATCATTGGAAATTATATGCTAGAGAGGCTATGGGTAACCCTACTGTTATATCTAATGATGTTCTTAATAATCCTGATATGAAAATAAGTGGAACTCCTTATGCTTGGTGGGCTGATAATGTTATGGCTAAAAAAGTTGATAATATTAGACAAAAACTTAATCTTAGTCGTTCTTCTGTTCCTAAAGAATTACAAGGAATCGATGCTTATGATTTAAGAAGATGGGGTAATCTTGAAGGACAATATCAATTAGCTACTTTAATGACGCATCCTAGAACTCCAATTAATAATATATTTGGTGGTACTATGCATACTTTTCAATCTACAGGTTTTGAACCATTAAGAAAAGCTAGAAATATTGAATACTTAAGGACAATTAATCCTAATTTTACTAGTAGAGAAAAAGTTAAAGAATTTGTTGAAGAACTAGGTGTTTTACCTGAAATGGCTTTACATGAATTTGGACTTCAACCACAATTTCGTTCAGGAAAAGCTCTTGAATTTGTAAAAGAATTATCTAAAAAGGCTGGAGATAAACAGCTTGATATTGCTGATATAGCTAAGAAACATGGAGTTGGAACAGCTATTATGAATGCTGCTAGTAAATTTATGACTGTACCTGAAAGGATGCTAAGAACAGATGCTTTTATGTCTCACTATATTAAAGCATGGGAGAGATTTGGAGGTGCTATTAAAGACCCTAAGCATCCATTTTTAGTAGAACAAGCTAAAAAAGGTGTGAAAGCTACACAATTCTTATATTCTGCTCCATATAGACCTGCTTTTGCAAGGTCTGCTTTAGGAAAGATGATGACAAGATTCCAATTATGGTCTTGGAATGCTGTTAGATTTAGGAATGATGTTAGAAATCAAGCTAAAATATATGGATTTAAACCTGGTACAGAAGCAATGAGAAAATTTGAACGTACAATGCAAATTGATTTATTTGTATTAGCATTATCTAGTGTATTTATGTATTCTTTATTTGAACAAGTATTACCAGCTCCATGGAACTGGTTACAAGATACTTCTGAGTGGTTATTTGGCGATGAAAAGGAAAGAAATAGAGCCTTCTTTGGTACTTGGCCAACAGCTGTTGCTCCATTACAAATGATTACACCTCCTATAGCAAGATTCCCAATATCTGCAATACGAGAATTTGCCGAAGATGATTATAATAAATTAGCTGATTATTATATGTGGACTATGTTCCCATTTGGGAGGATGCTAAGAGATGCTTTTCATCCTGAATCAGGAGTTATTAAAAATCCTATGAGGATTCCTGAAAAAGTATTTGGTTTTCCAATGATAGGTTTATCTAAGGAGGCTAAGAAACTAAAAGAACAAGACTATAAAGCTCCTACTCCAGGTTTAACTACTCTTAAATATTAATTGTTTAATACGTCTTCTTCAAGTATTACATAAGGCTCTATTGAGTCAGCGCATTCTTGATGAAATATAACTTCTGAATCTTCATACATTATACCATCTGCATCTAAAAAACCTCTTGATACTCTATAGACAGGTGCACTAGGGCTTATCAATTCGCCACATACAGGACACTTTATCATATCTTTCTCTCTTCCTCTTCATTAATCATTCCCCACAAAAGACAAAGATACACGATAGCATCTGTTAATCTGCCTCTAACATCTTCTCTCTGAGATTTATGTCCTTTGACAAATGAACAAATGCCATCTATATGTTTAAGAAGATATACAAGCAACACTTCTTCTCTTGAAATATCAAGATTTTTACCAACTCTTTCAAAGTTAGCAAATGCGTTACTTTTCTTCCTCGCGTACTCCTTCTGACCCGCTGCTCTCACCGTCTGTATCTCCTTGAAGATTCGGTTTATCAGCTTCTCCATCTTTTTTTGCGTCATTTTCTTCCTGCTCTTTCTTCATTTTTTCTTGTAATTCAGCTACATGCTTATTGAATTTTTCTTTTTTACCATCAAATTCAATATATGTGCCAAGAATAACATCTAATTGTCTTGCAATACCATATATTTCATTCACTTGTTGCTCTCTAACTTTATCTCTATTGTATAAATCAGAAATAGCAGCGTCTCTCTGCTTATTAGTAGGTTTATTACCTTTATTAGCCATCTAATGTCCTCTCTTTCATTTTTTTAGTATAACCTTTATTACCATATACCTCTTTATAAACACACTTTCTACATACTGGATTCAATGTTTCAGGTATATGGTCCGTGACGTATTGCTGGTGTTTAAAAATATATATTGCTTGAACTTTTTCAGTTCCGCACATTTTACATTTAGAATATTCTCTTTCAGCCAAAAATTTAGTTATGCGTCTTTCGCTTTCTTTTGACATTTGAATTTCTTATTCTATCTGTAAATTTATCCATAGCTTTATCAGCATTTTGAATTTCATTGTGAACTCTTAAACTGTTTCCAGTAGAAATAGGAGTTATTTGCTCTTTTGGTGTTATAGTTTTAATAGATTGCTTTTTCTTCACTTCTAAAAAAATAACCAAAGATTTAAATAGATTATCTACAATAATAGGAGTATCTATAAATGTTTCAATTATATTTTTAATCTTTCTATAATCTTCATTGTTTAAATGTTCCATTTATCCTCCTTAATAACCTTTAAAACATATCCTTTATGATTCTTTGAGAACACACCATGCCTATTGTTGGTATCAAAATATGGGAATAGCCCTTTATTTCCACTAATAAATAACGGATGTTGGGCTACCCACATATCTTTAGACTCCTCTTTCAATTCAGCATAATACTTTTTGTTTCTCTCAAATTGCAACTGCTAAATCTCCTAAAGGAATCAACGCTATTTCACTAGCATTGTTATCTCCTCCCATAACAATTCTTCCGTGTCCATCATGGACGCTAAGTTTTACTATTTCTTTAAGCTTTTCCACTGGTAGTAATATAATACCTTTTATATCACCTTTCAAAGTTAAAATATGAGCCCAATAATCAGCTTCTGTAGTGTTTAAACCGCTTAAATCATCATTGCAAGATAATTCTATAGCTATGTTTCTGGTTTCATTCCATTTATCTCGCTCTGTTTTAACTTCTACTTTACCTAGTTTAAGTATATTTGCCAAAGACTTTTCATATTTAGTTCCAAAGTCAAAATCAATGTCAAATTTCTTTAACTCTTTTAAGTTTTTACCTTGATATTCTCTCAGCTTTTCTTCAGCTGAATTTTTATCTGTGTTTATCATTTTATTTTTATTTTACCTCCATTTTCTCTATAAATTCCTACTAATTTAGAAACTCTGTCGTATTTCCCTTTTTTTATAGCTTTTTTAATACTTCTTCTAAGGGCATTAAGCCTACCTTTTTTCATCATTAGGCATCTCCTCTCTATCAAGTCCATAACTTGGTAGTTCTTTACATTGGATAACATTTCCCTTTCTAGATAAATACCAACATACTTTTTTAATTGGGTCATATCTTAAAGTAGACTGACCCCAAGTTCTTTTATTCATTATTTTTCTCCTTTAAAATATATATCTAACTTTTTGCCAAGGCAATTTATGCTCATGTACATTTAAAAAGTTGTTTATATATTTACGTTTTAGTTTATATTTATATCTTATGTTTACATTACCATACTCAGAAGTTTTTGTTTCCTGAATCTCTGGTTTCCATAAGATGTCCTCTATTTCTTTATCATTTACTTTATGCATTTTCTTATTATGTGTTAAGAATATACACTCTGCTTTAACTTTATCTTTTATTGAATCATCAATGTTCATGTCAACTAATTTAAATAATTTTTTATAATCTTCCATGTAATCTTTATAAACTATTATTGGTGAGTAGTTTAAATGCACATCATAACCTGCTTCATAAAAGTCATTTACTGCTTTAATTCTATCTATTATTTTAGATGTATTAGGTTCTAGTTTATTAGACATTGCTTGTGGCATAATACTAAATCTAATTCTTATCTTTCTATTAGCATCATATCTAAGCAAGTCTTTATTAATATATTTTGTTGCAGCAGTACCCATTGCTTTATCATTTGTCTTAAAGTAATCAAACAATAAATCCCAATCATGATATTTAGCATGCAATATGTAATCTTCATTGCAACTAAAGTCATACGTATAGTATTTTTCATGTGTTTGGTTAGGTATCTTAGGCCATTTCAATAGCCATAAATGATGATGTATTTCATCTATTATTGCATTAGTGTTTCTAGCTATATTTAATCCATGAGGTAAGTGTCTTCTCATATAACAATATGCACATTTATATAAACAACCAAAGCCAAAGCTTGGTGTTATAAAATCACTACTACGACCTGATTCCCTTATTTTCATAGTTTTACGTGTTATGTATTTCATTCTTCTCCTTGTATTTTCTTTAATTCCGACTTAGGGCAAAGACTAGTGATTACCACTGAATATTTAAATTATATTCCGTGTAATATTATCATCATCTTAATGTAACTGAATACCGTTACCGTATCGTCCTTGCCCTAATTTTATGCGAGTGTCAAACAGGCCATAAAGGTAGGGAATGAAAGGTTATAAAAAAGGTGCGGGGTGCACCAAAAAGAACCTATGAACCCTAAAAACGCCTCGGTTGCGCTCACGCTAACAACTCTCCACTCGCAATTATTAAAAATCTTTACTTGCCATTTTCTTTAAAACATAGTTCTTCAACTCTATATCCTGTTTTTTAAGCCATTTTAATAGCTTTTTAAAATTCTTGTTAGTTAAAGGACCTTTCCTTGTATTACATCTCATACATATCATTTGAAGATTGTCAGGAACTGAACTACCACCCAAAGATAAAGGCATAATATGGTCACATACCATATTATTGACAAGTAAACGTACATCACAATAATTACAGGTTCTGCCATAAGATTTATATAATAGCTCTCTAACTTCCTCCAACGATATTTCGAATTTAACTTCATATTCTTTACTCCTTCTTTTCAATGTCGACCTTAAAGTAGAAGATTTCTTCATCAATCTATGAAATGTTTTCTTGGCAAAATGTTTATGATGCCTATAAAGTTTGTTTCTAAACTTTTTTTCCCAGCGAGTTATGTTGCTAGGGGACTTTCGTCCCCTAACATTTCTTTTTCTTCTAGGATTTTTCTTTTTAACTTCTATTACTTCACTATGCAATTCCAGTATCTCCTATTTCTTCTAATACATCAGAATATCCTAATGAAATTTGTAATTGAAATCTCCATATTCCTATAACTATACCTTTTATATTGGCAAATTCATTTTTATGAACAATTCCAATTAAAATGTAGCTAAAAATATACATTAATGTTGCATCTTTTAACTTTATTATTGATAATATTTTATTCATTACATCTCCTCATTCTAAAGTTAGGTGTCCACTCAATAGTGGTATCAAAGAGTTCTCCATCAGTATTTTTAAATAACCTCACAGCTCTAGTTTTCTTGTCTGATTGTCCATTCAGCCCAATTACTTTACGTGATGCATTCTCAATAGCTCCAGAACCCTTACCTGCATACAGGTCTAAGACTTCGTTTCTACTATATTCTCTTGCTACTTGTGAAATTTGAATGATAATTAAATCATTATTCACAGCCAAATTAGAAAATCCATGACTTATATATTTTATCTTTTCATACTCTCCTCTTACATGAGGAGGAGTATCTACTAAATCTATATAATCAACGACTACTAATGATGGTTGTAGTTCTCTAACTTTATCGGATATACCCTCTAAAGTAGGGCTTATCGTTTGCACTACCATGTGCTCTAATTCATCTTTGTGTTTATCATATAAAACATCAAAGTTATCATTTACTTCATCTTTTGTTTTTCCAGAAACTATCTGTAAGTGTCTTCTATGCATATACCAAGAAGATAGCTCTAAACTTAGAAATAGTGTAGGTATTTGCCAATCTGTATTGATAGAATCATTGACAAAGTCTACTCCTAATACTAAGTTCTGGGCGAACGTAGTTTTATTAGAACCAGTTGGGCCGAATATGGTCACTAACTCACCTGGATAGATAATAGATTCTTTATCTATACCTAACATTCGCCCTAAATTTATAGTCTTACCTGTAAAATCAGTAGTAAGCCTGTCTTTAAGTTCTTCTTGCATTTCTGATGCATTCTTAACGTTAACAAAATAGTCTTTTCTTTTGAAGTAAATACATTGTGTCTTGCAGTGGTCAAGCATTATCTTATCTTGACAACCATACCTATAGTTTCTATTATAAACATTTTCAACAAGCTCATTAATTGAAGTTTCATTCATACTTTTATTATTCCAATGTAACATTGATACTTTCGCATAATGACTAGGAATACCGTGTCTTTTAAAATGACTTGCAATTCTCATAGCTGTTAAATGTCTATTACCTTGCTGTGGCCCTTTGTTTAACATAGATTGTACACAAGGGATTAACGTTGTAGGTTCTGACACTTTATTAAATACCTTTATACTAGGTACTTCTTTTACGACCCTGTCTTCTAATTCACCATCACCTTCTAGTTCATAGTAAACATAATCTAATCTTTGAGTTTTCGCTAACTCTTTTATATCGTTTGGATTTAATGTAAATATCTCATTTCTTGACAATGGTATTTTAAATAATCCACTTTTCTTATTAAGAGTATGTTGAACTCTGTAAATTCCTGTTCTCATATAAATACTTATATCAGTTTCAGGAACTAACTTGAATAGGGTTTGTTTGACTATGAAGGGTAAATCAGGACTTGCTTTGAAATTGAACAAATTTCCAGATAACATCAAATGATATCCAGAGCCAGAGAAGTAAGGCTGGAAGCTCCCACAACCAATCCCTACTGACTCTAGCTCTATGATAATTCCTCTTAAAATATCAAGAGTCTTCTCATCTGAATTATCCCCTTTATCAATATCTACAGGGACTTTATCTATACTCCTTAATCCAAAGAAATTCTTTAAAGAATCTGTCTTATCAGCATATTCCTTTGCATCATCTCCATAGAGGTACACTGAGCGATATAATGGCTCATCTGAACTTATATATTTCGCTAAGGTATCGTGTGGTATCAGTATACCTCTATTAGAAGGAGTTCCTCTTGCTATTTCAACATACATTATAAGTTAGCTAATCCACTTCCTTGTAATGTATTTCCATTTGCTTGAATGGGCGCATCTGTAGCTTCTTTAAGGTACCCTTTACCTTTAAGCCATTTGATATCGTCATCAAGCTTAGCTCTGCCATCTTCGCTGTTCCCATATATTTTATGATGAACTCTTGTCCATGCTTTATCGCCATCTTTCTTTGGCTTTTCTTTGTAAATATATGCTAAAAACGGATAAGATAACTCAGCTCCAGGCATATTTGCCTCTATAAAGTTTTCATTAAGATATGATGCTATATCTTGAATAGGATTACCTTTTTCGTCTTCCCATTCTCCTTTAGCTGTTAATCCAGCTTTACATCCAATAGCATCAAAGAAAGTATACATTCTCTTAAGAACACTACCTCCTGTAATTGTACCATTACTATCTTTGTCAAATGAACCAGCTATTTTAATATCTCTAGTGTATTCACTACCTTTTTGATTGATAGATACGCTAATAAATACATCAGCCCAATCAAATTGTGAACTTTTATCTTCAAAGTTGTTTAATGCTACTTCGCAGATTCCATAAAAATTACTTCCACTGCTCATTTCTGGTCTAAATATGGCCATTATTTCTTCTCCTTGTAAATTAGATTCCATTTTAACTCTATCTCTTTGCCTCTCAAATGAGGACTTCTACTACCAGCTTCTAATGCTTCATTTGCTTTAAACGATACCATTAATTTGCCTTTATCTTCGTCTCTGTAGACGTAACCTATAGCATCACAATCTGCCATTAGCATATTCTTTAACTTTCCTGTTAAATCTAAGCTTTCTGGTTCAACTATAGCTTTGCTGTCTACAACAGCCCTAGCCCATTTCCTATGTCCAATAACAATAACATGTGGAAATATTGCTTTCATGTGTTTTATAGTATTAAGAACTTTTTCTCTTACTAAAGCAAATCCTTTACCATAAGCTAAATCAGCTATTGCACTAACACCTTCATCTGCACATACAGTTTTCTCAGCCCAATCGGCTATCTTATCTATAGTGTCAATTGCAACGTATTTATACTCATGACCATCAGCTGCATTTTGTAATACGTTAATCAGTTCTTCTCTATTATTTACTTCCTCTATATATCCATCTACCATAGTAGCCCCTTGCTCTGTATCAATTATTAAACAATCTTCTAATTGACTAAGAGCTGTAGTTTTACCTACTTTAGGTGCTCCATATAATAGCATTACTTTTGGATTTTGAGAGACAGCTTTTCTCTTAACTTTTTTCAAAGCCATAACTTTTCTCCTATATTTTTTAATGACGAAAGGGGGCTAGAGAGAGGGCTCTAGATTCATTACGGCAACTACCTCTCTCCAGCTTCCTAAGTTACAACATATTAAGCATTATAACAAGTATTTTTCTCTACTGTCATAGTAGGAAAATTAAATGACAAAGCGACTTCGTAAGGCTGACTCGTCAACACTTTACGAATGGTATTTGCTATAAAACTTCCTGACATATTAGAGCAATAACTTGTTGCTTTCATGTTGCAAGGTTCACTACTTCCATCTTCATCCGCATACCAAGTCTTTATGTAATTATTATAATTAGGTTTAGTGAAAGTGTACTGCTGATAATGTTCAGCACCCATTCTTCCATCTATTAAAAGCTTTAATTTAAA